TTATATACTGTTTCTACATTATTACTAAAGTTTGCATCAAAGGTTTCTCCGACAACAGGCATTTCCACACCAATCTGTGCGGTCAAAGACCCGTCTGGATTGTAAGTGTCATAGTCCAGTATAATTTTTTCATAAGTTGTGTAGTCTTTCCAGTATTCTGCAATCTCAAATGTTTTTTCAAAGTCAATAGTTCCTTCTTGATTTATAACTTGATAATAAATTAATTGACCTTTATTTTTCTTTTCACAATCTCCTGATAAGGTTTCAGTTGGGCCTGCACGGTAAATACCTTCACTTACAATCAATCGCACATCATTGAATAGTTCTATATTATTATTAATAACTTGCATCATTTCTGATTGTAAATATAATTGTCTTGCAATTGATAGTCGAGTTGTTTCATCTCCGACAAAATCAAAAGGAGTTCTATCTCCATATGCACCAAGAAACTTCGCAATGGTTATACCTGGCCCTAACTTTGTTGCAGAACTTATCTGTCCCGCAAAGTTAGGATTAAATACTGGGTCAACTAATATCATCATTTTGGTGTAAACCTCTTTCCTCTATTTTCTACTGCATTACCTATTGGAGTATATCCAAACCTAGATGTTGGTTCTTTACCACTTGTTCTACCAATTGCAGGCGGTGTCGATGTAAAGGATTTATCTCCAACTCGTTCTTCACTCATGAGTTTTCCAAGTAAAGAACTTCGATTACCTGAACTACGCATCGCAGAACGTATTTCTTGGGTACTTGGGTGTTTGTTAAAGATACCATTGTAATCATCTGTTAAATCAAGAATATCTTTTAGTTTATCTCCTTCATCAATCACTACGTCACGTATTGCAAACTCTCCATTATTCGCAAGTGCAGTGACCACTTCTGGTACAGGCCATTCTTCAAAAGTACCACTCCATGGAGCACCTGCTAAATCTTGTTGTTGGTTTATAGTTTCAGGTGCGCCTCCAGTTGGTATATCAGTCTCCGATACCGATGCGGGAGCACCAGTTGCCGCAGTATTTGCTTTAAAGGCCGCATTAGCAACATCTGATAATTCTGCATACTTAGACTTTTCTGCCTTCCATGCAAATCGAGAGAACATCGCAGATGTTGATTGTCCAAAGAAAGAACCAAAGAAGGCTGCATCACTAGCATATGGTTTAGGGCCTGCATTACCTTGATATACTTTACCAGTAAAGTTAATTGACTTACCACCGATATCACCCGCAGTACCCAGTACCGATAACTTTTCACTACCCGTGACGTTGGTTGCTTTCGATGTCACTGCAACTGACTCTTTACCAGTCATGAGTATACCCTTTTCTGAATTAAATTCAACTTCACCTTGTACCCAGTTTTTTTGTGTACCCTTGACAAATTGATTATTATCTGATAACATAATGTCTGAATGTTTTCCAATAGTCTTAGTAGACTTAGTTCCTTTAGTCACATATTCTGAGTTATTTGAAACAAAGGTACGATGATTATCACGAATACCCATAATGTGACTACCCGCAACATTTACGTTGTAATTACCCCCGACATCAACATTGTAATCTCCACTCACAACTAGGTTTAAATTACCTTTATATACTAAATTACCCGCACCTTCGACAATAACTGTTTGGTCTCCACCAGTCACTTCAATCTTATTATTTGTAGAAGATACTAGAACACTTCCGTCTGCTCGCATCTCTACACCCGCACCCGTTCGGTGTTTGATTAGTATTCTTTCTCCACCAGGCGTGTCATCGTATTCAACTACGTGTCCTGACGTAGTTTCATCTACTTGGTTAAAAGGAAACTCCGAAGGTCTTTGGTCTTCTATATTTAAAGATACACCAATATCTCCACCACCAGTATAAAGTTTATTAATCTTTGTACCCCTTGCGGCTTTGTTTAATCCAGAACCAAAGTTATAGTCTCTTTTTGGAAACTCACCCGTTGGGTCTTGAAAACCGTCTTCGGGTATACCAATAGTCTCTTCTAAACCAGTTCCTAGTTTATTAATTCTTTGTAAAAAATTATCTTTTTTAGTTGTCATCTAATATCCTACTGCATCATACTGACCAAATGCCCAAAATTTTTCTTCACACCAATAACATTCTCCACAAGGTTTTTCATGATAATCAGTTTTTTCTGTATCTTTATTTAGACACGAACGAGTTAATGGAAATAAAGTTTCTAGTAAAAATAAATCTTCGTAAACTTGTGCGGTAAATCTTTTATCTACATGTTCAAATGGTTTGTATTCTGGTATATCATAGATACCTAAGTATTCTAAATCTTTAGTGTTGTAATTTCTAAGTGCCTTTTCAGATGCAACCATTCTACCTAGTTCTTTATTTGATAGTATTTCTATCGGTGGTGGTCTATTGACTGCATTTGTAAAAAACACAATATCATATTCTTTAGACAATTTTACTGCATATTCATTCCATACATCTCTATAAGGTATTGTTAGTTTAGTGTAAATGTGGTCTTCAAAAGATACTTTAGGAAAATTACTTTTAACTTCATCAATTATCATTTGTGCAACTATGTTTCTATCTGGTTTATCTAAAAATGTATAGGGTAAAATAGAAAAGTTTAAGTTTCTTTCTTGTATTTCTTTTGCAAGTAAATATAATAAAAGTGCAGTATCAGAACCACCCGATAACTTTGCACCAATCACACCCTTGTTTGATTTTAATGATTGTAAAAATTGTTTTGATAACAAGTCTACTTTACCATATTCATTTTTGTATATCATTTGTTCACCGATGTATCTGTTGGGTCTACTGGACTTTCAGAAAGTGGGTCAACAATCTTGTTTGTTGACTTTCTAAATACTTTTTGAACATAGTCCTGAACATCAAAATAAGGGTCTATCTCGTCCACATCTAAGTCGTTGTGACCGAAAACATTACCGCCTGGATATCTATTATAGAATGCAGTTAAAAACCTCTCTAAAGTCGTGTATTGTTCTCTAGTAAAAGAAGATGCAGACCTATTCGCAAGTGGTTCTACTTCTCCAGTTGCAACATTGATACCCCCCACTAAAACTATTCCAATAGAAAAATTATCATGATTGTTTACAGAAGTATGGTCTCCGACTTTATCTACTGGTCGACCTCTTTGTAATCTTCCGTCTCTACGAATGACATAGTGATATCCAATACCGTCATGTCCAAGTTTACTTTGTATGTTATTTATTTCAATTGCACCAATATCTTTATCTGTTGTAGTTTCGGTTGCATGAATTACAACTTCACTTATTTCTCTTGAAATCATTTGTATTTCTGCATTAAGTTCTTCTACAGATGATACGAAAGTAAATATATCAAGTGGACTAGTTCTTCCAGACCATTTAGATATTTCTTCTCCAATTGGTTTTGGTGGGTCATAAAATTCGGTATCAATAACCATTTGTCCCGCAATTGTTGGATTTAATTTTTTAATTTCATTATCAGCTCTATCAATTACTCCAGTTGCGTTGTCAATTTCATCTATTGGTATACCTTGTTCTTTTGCAATTCTTTCAACTTCTGCTTTAAAATCCGAAGGGTTTGTATTAGTTTCAACTCCCTCTACCACACCTTTCATTTCATCTGATATGTTTGCATTTGCGGTCACAGCCTTTATCGCATCTGCATCTCCCGAAGGTGTTCCCTCAGTTATACTTTCTGTAATACTTTTTACTGCATCTCCAGAAAACGCATTACCGTCTGCCATACCTATAACTGTATTCTTTGCATTTGCGGTAATACCTTCTGTGATATTTTGTAGTACTCCACCAAGTCCAGCATCTAGTTTACTTGTTAAGTCTGCAGTAAATCCCTCTGCGGCTCCTTTTAATTTATCAATACCACTAGTTAAATCTCCTAACTTATCTAACTTGTCCATGCCTGGAATACCAGATAAAGTGAGTTTTTTAACTTTTAGTTTTGCAGATAGAGCATCAATACCAGTAAGATTTTTTACATTTCCTAAATCATCTAGTGGATTGTCAATTGTTTTTAAAGACGGAACTCCAGATATTGCGGCCCCAAGTTTATCTCCAAGACCGCCTATGCCTGGAATGTTAAGGTCTGGAACTAATCCCGCAATTTCAGTCAGTTCTCCCGCATCTGCAATACCACTTAATCCACTTGTCACTGCATCTAATTTTCCACTTGCAAGGTCTTTTGCTTTACCCAGTGCGTCACTTATTCCTGCTGGACTTCCAGATGCAACTAAATTTAAAGGTGATTTTAAACTTTCTAGTTTAGAACCCAATCCAGTTATTGCACCAAGTATTGCGGCTAATGCTTGTGGGGTTTCACCCCCAGTTTTTTCTGCACTTACCGTAAATCCCGCAGAGTCGTATCCTGAGTCTGCACCAGTATAATTTAAAACTACATTTGATGTAGAGTAAGGAAGTGTTTTGGTTGTAGGGTCTACTTGTCCAGTAATACCAGCACCGTCTGTTATAACTGCAACACCTTCTCCTTGAATAACATCTCCCGCAGAATTTTGCACTATTTCAACGGACTCAATACCAGAAGTAGTTCCCGCATCTCTACCGATAATAGTATCTAGTTTCGCACGTTGTTCTTCTACAGTATTAACTTTAGTTTCGGTCTGATATTTTTGTTCATCGTCCTGACGATTTAAAGACCTTAACCTTGCGTTGATATTTCTTTTTAATTCTCTACCCACCAATGTTCTCCAATATTTCTAATGCCTTTTCTTCAACCTCTCCCGCAACACCTTTCTGAGTATTTTCTAAATAAAATTTAGTGACAATATCTGCAAGGTTATTTATACCCTCTATATTATCCGATTGTAGTAATAGTATATTTGCATTTGCCTTTTTACCTCTTAACTCAAATGCAACAAACTCTAACTGTTTAGTAAACTTTTTAAATGAAGGTGAAAATGCAACTAAATCTACAAAACGACTACCAGTAAAACCACCGATACCCTTTTTTGTACCTTCGGTATTAGTCACAAGTTTACTCGTGACAAATAAACCCGCAGTTAAAGTAATTGATTGTTTTTCAGTATAACCTAAATTTAAAAAGAAACGCACTGCAGTTTTTATTCTTTGGTCTTTAATTTTTTTACTAATGATTTTTCTATCATTATCATCATCTATACCAATATCTCTTGGTGTATTTTTTTTAGTTAAAAAACTAAAAACATTTTCTGGTTTACTGTCATCTCCAATATCTTCTAGGGGTTGTTTTGTTTGAGTAAGTGTGGGAAACTCTATATGTGGTAAAGAACCTAAAACAATAGGTGTCTGAGAATGTTTACCGTCCATAAACATACCAAACACTAAAGAGTTAGGTTGTAGTTTTGGTTGTCTACCAATACCAGATATACCACCTTCGGTAGTGGGAAGAACACATTGAGCCCATGGTAAATCTTGTTGTGGTAATAAGTATGTTTCATGACTATGTAAACCATGCACTCTTATTTTTACCCGACCCTCAAAACCAAAGGGTGGACTTGCATCAACAACAGTTGCAATAAACCAACGGACATTATCTCCGTAATATTCATGCGTTAATGGTTTTAGTTCTTTCATAAAGCCTCTTGTTCAAAAGATGCAACTTGCATCATTACTTCGTGTTTAGTACCTCTAAAGGTGTGTCTTAATTTAGTAATCAAATGTTTACCAGATTTCTTTTTATCTATTAATTCACTTTCCGTTGATTTTTCATTAACATCTAAGTTTGAATTAACTATCTTTAAATTTACAGTATCACCAACAGTTGCTTTACCTAGAAAAAAACCAGTTCCAGGCACGGTCACTTCAAACGTATTTTTAAGTAAAAGATTATTAAGACTTGCGGACTCTAATTTTTTTGTAAGTAAATCCTTATCAAATTCATCATGATAAGATTTTAAATCTCCATATGTACCCGTTGATAAAATTGAGTGTATGTTTAGTGCATCATATTCTCCAAGTACTTTATCATCTAAAAGGTATGTTTCATCATACACATTTTGTTTACCTCTATCAACAACACCTTCTAAATCTAAATTAACTAAAGTATTTCCAATATCAAAATGTCTACGTTCTATTTGTCCAGTATTTAAATTAGTGGTTTCTTGATTTGCACCATAATGTCCTTCTACAATAGACTCCAACAAATTAGATGAAGGGCCTGGAAATATACCGTTTATTATAAACGCCTTTTCTACCTCACCTAATTTTTCTGTGAGATTTGCATTTGAAGGATTAAAAGTATATGGTAATTTTTCATTCCAAGGTTCTTGAGTATACATTGCATCTAAATTACCAAACCTAAAATTATCATCATGTATTGTTGTCCAAATAAAATAAGGAGAACCAGTTTTTGTCGTTGCACGACTTGTTAACCACTTTATTGCTTTGTTTGGATTTAAATTAGGTATGATAACTCTTATTTCATTTTGTATAGTAATTGTATCTTCAAGGTAAGATATGTCAACATTTTTATTTAAATGTCCTACTGCAATTTTTTTAATAATTTCATCAAGAGAACCTCGATATGAATTTCTTAATTTTCTTGTAGTTGCAAGTATACCATGTTCTTCAATTAAAGAAAAAGTATATGCAGCCTGTGAATTACTTGCTCTTGACTCTTGTTTGATTGCGTCCATAACAAATATTTTTTGCATCACTGGTTCTGAGTCTCTATCTAAACCAGCAATTTCTAAATGCAATCTTTCTGTTCCCGTAAAATTTATTTCATCAAACAAAGACTTATCATCAATTATAGAAATTTCTCCAGTAATACACATACTGTATATACTTTCATATAAATTTATTTCTAAAATTAAAGCTTGAATATCAATAGTGTTTGTATCAAAACCACCGAGTTTATCAGAACTCAAATGACATTTTGTTATAATATATTGATTTTGTTCCATTTCATTATTGTTTCAGAAATCTCTGGAATTCAGATACAATTGCGGTTATTTGTTCTGGTCTAATGACTACAATTTCTTTCAATGCATCGTTTCTAGACTCAAGTCTATCACGATAAGTTATAGGAGTTAAACTTACGCCAGGGCCACTAAATGGGTCAATGTCTACTTGTACTCCGTTATCTTCATAATGATGCACTGCATTGTATTGTTCGGTTTCTCCAGTTATTGAAAGTGTTCTAGTTGGAGAACCAGTTGCAGAAGTATCTACATAAGATATTGTTTCTCCCGCAGTAAATTTAGTTCCTTGAGTTAGTTTAACAAATAACTGACCTAAGTCTAAGTTCCTTTTTACAATCTCACCAATTGCACTTGAAGATTGTCCTTCAATTACTTGTCCTACTGGAAACAATGCACCTATTTCAGATGTTGTTGTCAAAACACGATTTGGGTATTTTGATTTTAGTTGGTCAAGTATTTCATCATTATTAAGAGGCCAACCACTTAACCTTACATGTTCATTCATCAAATAAAATGTCCAGTAGTAATCCATAGTACCATAAAGTTTATGGGATACTACATCTGGTCTATCTCCTGATAATATGTTATACTTTTCAGTAAATGATATATTATTTCTTACTTGGTCAATTAAATCCACATACTGTGTAATATT